CTTGGGTGCCTTGACAGTTTTGGTCAAGGGCTTGCGGAGCGTCTTCTTCGCGGCGTCGATCATCGCCTCGACCACTTCGATGGTCGTCGGCCCGCCCTTCGGCTTGAGCCGCACGAAGACGCGGTGCAGTTCAATGCTCCCGCCTTCGCCGTCGCCTGTCTCCCACTTTGTTGCCTCAGATGCAGCCACTTCAAAACGCTGCATATCGGCTTCGATATGGGCGAGCAAATCCTCGACGGTCTTGATCCGTCTGCTCGTGGAGCGGGCTTCGAGCGAATCGCCGTCCTGCCGCTGCGTGACTTGTTCGGCGTCAGCGCTGGGCTTCGGGGGCGGGAGCTTCGCGGCCACGCTCTCGGCTAGCGTCTTCCTTCGAGCCACGAGATGACTCCTTGTAGGCCGCTTGTTTTCCACCCGCGCTCGCGAGCGGCGTCCATGATCGCGCGAGCATAGGCCCGCTTCTGGTGCACGTCGTGGTTGAACGCCTGCCGCACGCGCTCCAGTTCAGCCTGGGCCTCTGGCTGGAGTCGCTCAAACCACGTCAGGAACCCAGGGCTGCGGTTCTTCGCCCGCGAGAGCACGTCATCCAGCAGGCTCGGTGCCTTCGCCTTCGCCATGCGTCACTCCTTTGGCGTGAGTGTGTAGAGCATCGCCAGCACACGCCGCTGCACGCGGGCCGCCTCGGTTACGGCCTCCTCTGAGATGTTCGGGCCGAGAGCCGCGTGGAGTAGTTCGTGCAGGATCGTCTCGACGCGCGACCAGCCGCGTTGTTTGTCGTCAATGAGGATGCGAGGGCGGGCTGAGTTGTCGAAGAACGTCCAACCGGCGGCGTCACCCTTGAGCGGCACGAAGCGCAGAAGCCAGCGCTTGCCGTCAATCGTGATGTGGTGATCCTCCGGCATCTGCTGCGTCCCTTTCGCCCGTCAACGTAGCGGGGCTGTCAATCGCCAACGTAAAACCGCTTCGCCGCAATCAGCGCGTTCCGCGCGTCCGTCTGGAGCTTATTCCCGACCTCATTTAGCCACCGCTGCCGGGCCGGGCAGCCACACCCACCGGGCTTGCCCTCCGTGCGTGTCAGCCGCTCGACGCGCTCCTTTGTGATCCCGAGAGCGGTGAGCCCCTTTTCTACGAGGTCGCCGACAGGGATGGGCTCCCATATGTCTTCCGGCACAGGCGCGCACATGCGATAGAGCGGCAGCGTCTTGGCAACGTAGCCGCAGGTTGGGCAGGTGCGCTCGGGGTTCTGGAAGTCGCACAGTTTTGCGGGGTCGATCATCCTGAGATTTCCAGCCGTATGTATGGGTTTGGAGGAGGCGGCAGAAATTCAAGGCCCGGAGGGTACTGCGGAAGCAATCCGTTTCGGTTGTGGCTAATGACATAAGACCCAGGCTGCGGCCTGCACATCGTGGACGAATTGCAACCAATGCAGCCCGGAGAAAAATGATGAAAGTCTGGAAATGCTAGGTAGTTGTCTCCAGGAGATCCGACGCGAGTTTGGCATTTCTTTTCACACGATTGGCAGCCAGCCGTGTAGTAGTCGTTGCAGTGCGTGACGGCGGCATAGAACCCGAACCCGCCATAGCTAATGGTGCAGTTCTGAACCGCACCAGAGGGGCCACCGTTAAGGCCGCGCACCAGCACGATTGAATATGGGTCCGGCTCGACCCACTCTTCGCCGGTCCATGAGCTTGCCGGGTAAACCGTTGCCTCGATCTCTAGCGGCGCTGTTCCGCCGTCCCGGCAGCAGACGTGCCGCGTCTGAGAACCAGTTAGTTCTGCGAGCGGTGCGTAGTTGCCGCCCGGTGTCACTGTGAGCGTGACTCCAGATGGAGCGGTCGCTTCAAACGGCAACGGCACGCATTCCTCGTTTTGGCCTGGCGTCCTGAACGCCTCCGCGAAGCAAGCACCACTGGCAGATGAATAGGGCGCATCGGAGCCCTTGTTCAGGTCCGTGCCGTTCCCGCGATCCCAAACCATGACGCGGGCCGCAGAAGTTGAGTATTGCACCTCGACTGTCGTGATGCAGCCCTTGTTTAAAAAACGGTGCTGGTAGAGGCACGGATTCAGCGGACCAAACCCGTCGGAAGTGCGACTCGGCCTTCTTAGGACGACAGATTTCCCGTTCCAGTACGGTCCGCAACAAATCTCGACCCATTCCCACGCCAAATATCCAAAGCCGCCATTGGCAATTTTAAGCCCCGTGATCTGGCCGAATGTTGCACTGTTGGGGTTGGTGTTGATGGTCGCGCTGATTGAGGCCCCACCGTAGGTGCCTGCCGCTCTGCCTCGCTGCGCGACAGTAACCGTTACCGTCGCGAGCTCAATCGTCGTCGGCCCTGGCAAATAGTAAGCGCCAGCGCTCGTCACTTGGATGAATTCAATCGGGCCGCCTGCTGCGTAATATTCACGAAACCAGCCGTCGATAATGTCCTTGTCGTTCGTGTCGAGCTCAAAATCGACAATTGAGCCGCCAGGCCCCACGGTCTTCACAACCCAAGGCGTGCCGAAATCGCCGCAGTGCGCGACGCCGTTTGTCAGCGTAAACACAAGCTCATCGCCAACCGCGTACCCAGAGCCTGCGTTATTGATCGCAAAGTCGTTGAGAGCCCACACGGGGCTACCGTCGCAGTTTGAGAAGCCTTGAAACATGACCGGCACCAGTTCCGCACCGGCCCCGGTAGCAGAGTTGACGGAGATGGAAAGCGATGGCGCAGTTCGCCCGCGCACAAGAAACGCCGACGCGGGTTCAACTTCGACGCCAGGAGCCTCAACGGTAAACGTGATGGTGTCGCTCTCAACCGTGCCTCCTCCATCAAGCGCCAGCCCCGATAGCACCCAAACGGCCTGGTCGCCCTCCCCAACTTTCTCCAGCGACACGGAAAACTGTTGCGTCCCGCCTGCGCTGGCGGTCACAGTTGGCTCAAGTCGCTCTGAGATGATTCTCGCGTAGCCTTCCCCGCCGCTCGTCAGCTCCACCGCAGACACAGGCCCAGGGTCGTCGCCTGGTGCCGTCACTTTGCCAGCCGCGCCGGAGCCGAAATCCGATTCAAAATTCAGAAATGCCAGCGAACCACCCTGCACGCGATCCGCAGGCCAGTTGCTTACGCTAACCGTCACGGTGTCGGGCAGGCTTTCGCCCTTGCAGTCCACGCAGGGCAACGAACCGCCGCACTGGCCGCCAACGCACTGGCAGCCGGGAGGGCAGTCTTCGTTTTTTGCGCATGGGCCAGAGCACGGGCTAGCGCAGCACGGCGAGCAGGTGCTTCCGAGCATGATGCCGATTGGATACATGCCAGCGGCGAACGCGAGAATTAGCCACGCCAAGAGCGACGGCGGATCGGCCGAGACGATGGCGGCGAGGAGGTCTAGCATTGGGCGGCGATGAGGAACCAATCGGTGCCATCCTTGGCGATGGCGCAGTTACGAGATGACGCTGCCGTGCCGATGGCAGCAAATAAATTTGTCGCGCTCAGCGTGGCGGTCGAGCCGCGCAGCGTCACCGTTTTTGCGGAGTTGATCGACCACGCGCCGGTGAACGTGGCCATGCGGAAGGTCTTGCGGCTTGCGCCCTGCTGGATCGCATCGAACGACAAGGCCCGCCCGCGCGTTGGCGTCAGTTCAGCGGCTCGCACCACGTTCGCAATCCGCTCGGCGGATTCGCGCGTGAACTGTACGGCGTCGCGGTCGCTCGGCGTCATGTGGGCGGCATCCCGAAGACCGTTGCGAAACTAGCCTCGGGATTCACGCGGCGATTCAGAACCGTCGCATTCCCGGTCATGTTCAGGCCACCGCTGCCGTTGAGACCCACGGGATTCGGCGACGGCACCCATTCGCTATTCTGAAAATCAAACACCATCGCCCGACGTTTCTGCCCGCCGTCGATGAAGTTGAAACCCACATCTGGCAGCAGGAGGTTGTGGCCGCTCTGGCGGTAGGCCAGCGTGGCCGTCGCCTTCCAGAACTTCACGACCGTGCCGCCGAATTCTTCGTACTCGTATGTCGTGTCAATACCGGCCACGCGGATCGTGTGGGCGTCGCAGCCGAAGTAGGTGGCGTCGTTCACGCTGTTGTTCGCGGCATACCATCCCGATGGGAACGCGGAAAAGTTCTTCGTGACCTTCATCAGCACCACGCTCTCGGTGGTCATCAAGCCGGGGTAGAAGTCAAAGGCGGAATTGGTCAGCGGGTGGGTCGTGCCGTTGCCGCTGCCGGGCGTCCCAGGGTGGAAATACCGCAACGCCGGGAACTCGCCGCTACTTCCCTCAAAACTCCACACGGTGGGGCGCGAGGTCGGCGTCAGGAAATCCTCGTCGCGCACGATGCCGTATTCCAGCACCACCTCGACGTGGTACGGCGAGCCCTCGAATCCTTCGTTGATCGAAAACTTCCGCAGCTTCCACGCCGCAAGCCGTGGGTGCGGCTCACCGAAAATCGCAGAGGACGCGATCACCCCCGTGGTCGTGTTAAAGACGGCGGCCAGGATTTCCAGTTCCGTGGCCGGGTCGTTTTGCAGCGTGCCGTCGGCCAGAACGCAGACGAAGCGACGCTTGACGATGGCGGGCCTGCCGACCTCACGCTCGAACGTCTGCGCCAGTTCTTTGGTCGAAACAACGCTCATGGTCACCCCATTCTCGCCGCGCCGACAATCGCTACCGGCTGGTTGAAGTAGTTGGCCGAGGCCCCCGTGATGCCCGCCGCGATAGAGTTCAGCAACCGCGTCTGGAGCCGGGCCTCGATCAGTGCGGGGTCTTGGGCCTGGGCGGCAACGTCCTGCACGAGCGCTTGCCCCTCGGCGGTGCGAATGTCAGCGACGTTGACGGTGGCGTTTGTCGGCCGCGTCAGTGCCTCCATCCGGCGGGCCTGCTCCTCGGCGACGCGGGCACTCTGGGCCAGGGCGGCGTTCGCCCCGGCGTAGGCGTTTTGGAAGCCTTGCAGGAAGGCGTCGTTCTGGCGGGCGACGAGCGATTGGAACTGCTGGGCGGCGCTGCTGCCCTGCTGCAACTGCTGGGCTTGCTGGCGGTTGGCCTGAACGCGGCCGTCCACGATGCCCTGTTCGAGGCGGCGGGCTTGCTCTAGCTGCTTGACCCGCTCCACCCCGGCGCGAGCGTCCTTCAGTCGCCCCTTGTCGCGGGCCTCCTCAATCGCCTTCTGCTCGGTCTGAATCTTCGCCTCAAGGGCTTGGATATTGACCGCCGCCTGTTTCTTCCGTTCCTCAAGTTGCTTGACGGCTTCCAGTTCTGCCCGCTGCCGCTCGTCGATCTTCGACGCGAGGAAGTCTTCGACCCGCTGGGCGGCGGCGAGTCGCTGATTAAACAACTCCTGCTGCTGGTTCACCTCGCGCTGGTACGTCTCGGCGGTCAGAATGCCCGCGCTGGCCTGCTGCTGGGCTCGGGCGACGCCTTGCTCAAGAGCCTGCGCCGCGAGTGCCCCGACGTTGCCGAACTGCGTGGCCTTTTCAATAAGGCCGTCGATGGTCTTGTCTGTGGCTTCAAACGCCCTGGCGAACCCGTCGCCGAAGCCCTGCTCAAGAGCCTGCTCTTGCTCTTCGAGCTTGGCCTGGATCTGGTCGAGTTGGGCCAGCCGGGCCGTCGCGGCGTCGGCGGCCATGACGGCACCGCGCTCGCGGGCATCGGCGATCTCTTCGACGAGTTGCTTCTGCTGCCGCAGGACAAACTCCAGATCGGTCTCGACCTGCTTCGTCTCCCGCTGCGCGGCCACCAGTTGGGCAAGTCGCTGCTCGTCGGCGGCGGCGATGTTCCGCTGCAACTGCTCGATCTTGGTGAACGCATCGACTTGCTTCTGGTACTCGGCGGCGGCCGCTGCGGCGTTTTGCTTGAGCGTGGCTTCGTTGATGATCCGCTTGCCGAACTGCTGTTCAAGTTCGCCGATCGCGTTCTGGTACTTCAGGGCCGCGTCGAATCCGGCCTGGCCGAACCGGGCCGAGTCTTCGATGGCGACGTTCAACTGCGCCCGCACCGTCTCAACGGCCTTGGCGGCGGCGGCGTTTTCCTGCTCCTCCGCAGCCGCCGCCCTCTGCGATTCTTTCGCAACTTCATTCAGACCATCCATAAACCGCTTGAAGTCGGCGTTTGCTGATTCCGTGAAAGCCTTGATGCTATCGGCCGACATGCCAGCGGCCTCGGCCTCTCGGGTAAAGAGGTCGATTGCCTTGCCTGCCGCTTCAGCTGCAAGTTCTTGATTCGCGCCAAAGTCTTCAGATGCAGCCTTCAAATCCTCAAATGTCTTTGCGAGTTTCTGCGCCGCCTGAAATTCGCCGTCAGAAACAATTTGCGGGACTTGGATTTTGGCGAGGTCTTCTGTTGCCTTTCTTAGGCGCTCGCGGCTGGCGATGATTTCTTCGTCAAACTTCAGCCGTTCGGCAGACTTCTGAAAACCGAGCCAGGTTTTACTGCTGGCCGTGTCATCAAGCGACTTCAAAAACCGATTAAGCGAGCCAATCGACTCGGCCGTGGAGCTGGCGATAGCCGTTCCCATCCCGGCGAAGTTGGCCGTGATCTGCCGGTAGAGCCCCTGCGACGCCACGCCCACGCGATCCATCGCCCCGCCGAAGGCGTCGATGTCGGCACGCTGTTGATCGGTGAGCGCCCCGCCGAGCCGCTCCAGGTCGGCCGCCGCCGCCCCGAGTTGCCCGATCACCGGCAGCAGTTCGGCCCCGCTCTTCCCGAAGAGCGCCATGGCCGTGGCCGTGCGCTGGGCGGGATCTGGCATCTGCGCCAACGCCTGCGCCGCCTGCTGGAAGAGCGTCTCGGGGTTGCCGTCGCGAACGGCGTCGGTGCTGATCCGCAGGTTCTTGAACGCCTCGACGGCCGACTTCGTGCCGTCGCGGGCCTCGTTCACCGCACGCAGGAACCGGGTGAACCCGCCGCCCAACTGCTCGACGCTGGTGCCGGTTTGCAGGGCCGCCGCTTCAAGCACTTGGATGAACGAGAAGGAAACGCCGACGCGATCCGCCAACTGCCCCAGCCGCTCGACCTCGCCTTCGAGTTGCACGAGGTTGCGGCCAGCCGCCACGGCCCCGGCACCCAGCGCCGCGAACGCAGCCGCCCCGGCGGTGAACGGATTGACGAGCCCGGCCACGCTCGCCCCGATGCTGGCGAGGCCGTTCTGGAGGCCGCCCGAGAACACTCTCGCCAAGCCCTCGCCAGCCGACGCGAGACCCGAGAGCCGACCGGCCACATTGCCAATCGGGCCGGGCAGGGCCGACAGGATGCCGGTCAGTTCGTTGAACTTCAGCACCCCCTGCTTGCCAGCATCTTCGATCGCCTTGCCTGACCTGTTGGCGGCAATCGTGGCCTCGGCGAACAGGTCGGCCTGGCGTTGCAGTTCGCGGTTGAACTCCTGCTTTGTGAGCAGGTTGGCCTCTTCCAAGACTCTGGCGCGGCCGACCTCTTGATCGAATCGCTCCTGGGCCGTCAGGTTCCGCTGGCGAATCGCATCCGCCTCGGCTTCCAGCAATGCCCGCTGGCGGTTCGCTTGGGCGGCCGCCTGCTCCTCAGTCCTGCGGGCTTCCGCAAACGCCTCGGACTGCTTGCGTTCGGCGGCTGCAACAGCGTCGGCTCTGGCCCGCGCTGAGTCTGCCGTCTGCTTGTCGAGGCCAAGCCTTGCGATGGCGGCGTTATTCAGCGCCGTCTGGTCAATCGCCCCGAGCCGCTCAAGTTCCACGAGCCGCTCGATCTCGTCGGCCACCACCTTCGCCTGGTCGCCATACTGCTTTTGGATGCGGATGCCTTCCGCAAACGCCTCGGCCGACCTCTTGGCTTCTTCAGTCAGTTGGGCAAACGCCGCCGCGTATTCCTGCGGCTTGATTGTGTCCGCCTGCAACTGATCCGCCAGCCGGGCGAACCGCTCGGCAAACTGCTCCTGGGCGCGAGCCGCTGCGGCAGAGCTTTCCGTGAACGGCGCGAAGACCTTCGTGGCCCGGTCCACCTGCGCCTGCAAACTGTTCAGCGCACGCTCGGCCTGCGTGAGCGACTTCGGGACGCTTGAAGCGTCCGCCGTCACCTTCATCGCAAGTCCGAGAATCGTCGCCATTGCTATTGCCCGAGGGTTCCTAACAGTTTTTGCAGTTCCGCCTTCATCTGGTCCGTGTGCTGCGGCGGCTTCTCAATCGGAATGAAATCGCTGGCCTGCGGTGCCTTCCCCTTCTGGGCGTAGGGGGCAAGGATCGCACTGGCGAGCAACCCCGTTTCCGCCCACGAGTCAGGGATAGCCTCGAAATACCTCGTGTAAGCAATCCACTCCGTGAGTTCTCGGCTGTCCATCCGCATGGACAACTCGCCGACCGTCATGCCTAAGTGACCCGCCAGCCGAAACAGCAGCCGTCGCAGCGGGCGGGCGTTTAGTTTTTTGCCAACTCCTCCACGTCCGCTTCGCTCATCGCGTTGTGCTTCATGGCTCGATCAAACAGCCGCGTCATCACGGCCGCCGACTTCTGCCCGAGCTTCTCGATCTGCTCCCGCGTGAAGAGAAGGTTGCCCTTCTCGTCGCAGAGCACCCGCTGGAGATACTCCGTGCGGAAGTTTTCGATGCCCGTTTCCTTCTTGCCGATCCACATGCGCTCGTAGGCGTCGCGTTCCGAGACGCTCATCACGCGAACGAAAACGCTGCCGCCCCACTCCTTGACCTTCACTTCGAGGAGCGATGCGTCGTTTGCTGCCAGGATCTGGTCTGCCGTCAGTGCCATGCGTGTGTCCTCATTCGGGCGTGATTTTGAACGTCACCGCATACCGTGCGATGTCGTTGACTTTGCCCGAGAGTTGCACCCGCTCGCAGACGGCTTTCGTGGAGAAGGTCAGCCCGCCACCAGTGATAGACAGCGTTGACTTCTTGCCGTATTGGGCCAGCGAGACGTTGGCAGTGCTCAGGCACGAGATATCTATAGTGCCAACGTCAAATGCCCAGGTGCTCGCCCGCGCGAGCGGCAGACTGCCGCCCGCGCTGACCTTGATCTCCACGACCTCGCCGAAGTCCGTGGAGTTCCACGAAGCCGTAACGCCCGTGCACTCGTTAGCCATGACGGGCCTCCGTCAGGCTTAGTAGCGGTCCACGCGGAAGGTGACCTGGCCCCGCACCGCGTCGTTCGTCGCAAACGTCAGCGTGGACGAAGCCACGGTGGCGGCAGCGCTGATCGCCGCCGACCCGCCGACCGTCAGCACGAGCGTTCCGGTTGAGGCGTCCCTGATGATGTTCGTGCCGAGGTAGTCCACCACGACCTCGCGGCCCGTGTCGGTAGCAGAACCCTTGAGCGGGCGGCTGATGGTCTTCACGCTGTTGCCGGTGGTCAGGCCGAGGTGCGACACGTCAATGGTGTCGTCGGCGGCCGGGTCCGTGTTGCTCACCACGATGTTCGTGACGGTGAACGCGGTGCCACCGAACGAGAACGTGGTGCCCGATCCATCATGCGGCGTTGCTGACATCTGCTAAGTCTCCTGCCAGAGGATTGCGTAGGTTTGTGAAACGGAATAAACCGGCGGAAGGTCGCCACCGGCCAACTGGACGAATCCGTCTGCCTCGTTTTGGAGACTGACGTTCTTCACTTCCACATTGTTCACGGTGCCGCCGTACCCATCCAGAACCTTGCGGCACTTGTCAGCAAGGTCTCGCACGGCCTCATAGGTCTCGGCATAGATGTCCAGCGTCATGTTCACCGTGGGCACGCCCATCGGGCCGGATAGCGTGTGCGCTCGAATGACGCCCGACCGGCGATAGGTGGCGAACGGCAGGGCGGCCGTTGCTGGGGCCAGCACCGGGAACACGCGCGTGCCGATCACGGCAGCCACGGCTGTGTTTGCTACCAGGGCCGACCGCGCCACAGACTCGGGGGATTTGAACGACATGCCCCCATCGTGCCAGCGAGCCCGCCTCTGCTTGCAGTTACGGCGTGCCGCTCACTGTGCCCGTGCCGCTGTAGTTCAGCGACGACAAGGCCCGCTCCAGCGAAATCCGAAGTTCCTGCTGGAGGATGAAGGCGACCTGCCGCTGGGATTGCCGCCATGCCGTTTCCACTGGCGGCTGGCCTTCGGTGCCGCCGGGCTGCATTCGCGGAATCACGATTGGCCTGTTCGACTTCTTGAAGAAAGCGTGCGGGTTGTCCGTAGAAACACCACCGTCGCTTTTCCTCATGATCTTGAACGGGCCGGTTCCGCTGAGGCTCGACGCGATATAAGTCGGGACTCGCTCGCGCACCTCGTGCAGCACGCCGCTGCCCTGAACGGTCTCGATAATGAGCCTTCCGTTTCGCCGTCTAGCCCGCTGGTATGGCGCTGTCGGGCTGCGTCGCTGGTACTGCCGCTCCTTGGGGCCGCCGGTGGGATTCCTCCCGCTAGGCACCTCGCGCTGCTTCGTTCCGAACTCCAGCCACCACTGGTGAAAGGCCCGGTCTGGCCCCAGCTGCACACCGCCCGGCGTGATCTCTTGGGCTTCGCCTTTGCCGGATCGGTTGTATCCAATGAGGCCCACGGCACCGCCGTCTTTGCCGTACACCCTCACCTTGTGATTGACGGCCCGCTTCAGGTTGCCAGTGGGGCCAACAGGCGTCACCTCGCGCAGCCGCAGGAACGCGGGCCAGATCGCTTTCTCCAAAGCCTCGCCCAGGATCGGGGCCACTTCCTTCGGGGCAAACAGATTCCGCAGCGAATCGCGAAGGCCCGCGATTTCCTTGGAGTCGAGTTGCAGCTTGATCCCGGCGACGGCCATTAGCCGACGTTCTCCTGGCAGATGATCTCGTGCTCGCTGCGGTTGTTGTGTTCGAGCAGGCTGACGATCTCCAGAACACGGCCTCCCCACGACAGCCGCATGTTTTGCGTGAGGCCCGGCAGGTAACGCATCCGCACGCGGTGGCTCATGGAGACCTGATTCTGCCCGGCAAGGAGAGCCTCGCGGGCACTCACGCCGTCCACGCTCGCCCAGACGCTCGTGGAATTGCTCCACGCCAGCACCGTCTCGCCCAGGGCATTGGTCGTGCCGCTGGCGATCTGGACCGTAACGCGGTCGCGGAGCTTCCCGGCGTCGATCATCGGTAGGAGCCCCACTTCTGCGAGTCGAGCAGGGACGATACGGCGAACTCCAGCTCCTTGGAGATCGAGCCCACGAGCACCGTGCTGCGGTTGTCGTACCAGAATCCAACGAGCATCAGCATTGCGTGCCGGATCGCGGCGGGCACGTCGGTGCCGCTGTTGCCATAGCCAGCCCACCACGTCACACTGATCGCGTTGTCGTCTTGCAGGTGCGGGGGCCACGTCTGGCCGTACAACGCTTTCACGGCCCCCGGCGTGCTGTGCCGATCTACGCGGTAACTGGCCGACGAGTAGGTGGCCGTCTCGCCCGTCTGGAAGGTGAACGTCAGGGCGACGGCCGTGGCCGTGCCAGCGGTCGCCATTGGCGGGCGGGGGAGCTCGATGTCCATCGTGCCGTCTGGTGGGAATCGGTCGAACCTCATCAACCACTGCGTGTAGACGAGCGTGCGGTCGAGGTACTGCTCGCACCACTCGCGGGCGGCCGTGATGAGCGAGGCCACATAGGCGTCATCGGCGTTGCCGTCGATGCGGCAGTGGGCCTTCGCCTCAGAGAGCGTCACGGGCTCCACGGCGGGGGGCGTCTGGCGGCTGAGGCTGCGGTACTTCACTTCTTGCGTCTCCGCTTGGGCGTGGCGTCGGCCGTCTCAACGTCGTGCTCGACGGCGGCCGTCTCGATCAACTCCTGCTGACGGTCCTCCACCGCGAACCGCTTGGCGATCAGTTCCGCCGCCAAGCCGCCGGGGATCTCCACGACCTGGCCTGGGCGGTAGGAGCGGAACGATCGCAGCATCCTTAGTTTCTTCATTGGGGCACGCTCCATGCAGTTTCGGGCCGTTTGTTGGTGCTCGTGAATTCGGTAGTCCATTGAAACACGGGCTTGCCGAGGTTCTGCCCCGGCCACGTCACGACGTATTCGCCGTGGCCCAAGACGACGCGCGGCGAGACGAAGACGCGGTTCCCGCTCTCCCGCCAGTTGCGCCAAAACCAGATGTCGTCATCCACGCGGCCCTCGTTCCATGAGTTGTCGGGGCCGGGCTTCGACCAGAACCAGGGCTTCTTGCACCGCTTCAGGGCGGCCGTGGAAATCACCGTGAGCCCGAAGTGGGCCGTGTCCACTTCCTGCACGGGCTCCGCGAACCACGACGCAGGCAGGCTCGTGGTGCCGCTCTCGGGCGGGTTGTCGAGCGTGCCGGGCAGCGTGAGCATCGGGCGGCCGTCTTCGCGTTTCGTTTGCAGCCCCGTCAGCGCGTCGCACTGAAACGTCAGCGCCATCGCGAAGAGGTGCTCTACGTCTTCACGACAGAAAAACGTGTCGTAATCAATGAGAAGAAGGAACTCTGCGGTGTCGATAAATTTTTCCATCACGCGGGTGTTCACTTGGCTCCAGAACGCACCCGTGCCCATCGTGGGGCGAATCCCCAGCGGCATGAGTGCCTGAGCCCACGCGAAGTGATTGGCCGTGAACGACAGCCTGGGCATGGACAGGATGGCTTCCACCCGAACGTCGGCTTCAGTGTTCCCAACCTTGACGATCATGCAGACCTCGCAAAAAGAGAGCGGGCCGCCCCGTAGTGGAGCGGCCCGCCCAGTTTGCACATCACGTCAAGCCGTCAGGCTCACGCACCGACGAGGCCGATGACCGGACCGGCGACGGTGGACGAACCGAGGTTCGGGTGAGCGATCGCCACGCGGGCGACGGCCCGAATCACGGTCTGGTCGCTGAGGAAGTTCACCTGATCGCTGCTGGCGATCTCGATGGACTGCCGCACGCCGTAGTAGGAGCTGTTGGCCATGTTGCCGTACAGCGCCATCACCACGCCAGTCGAGTCCGCACCGCTCGGGAGCCGGTCGGTGAGGACCACCGGGCTGCCCAGGAACGTCAGACCCATGCCCTGCGACAGGCCAACCGAACCGCCCTGATTCAGGTCGAGAGCCTGCATGCAGGTCGCGAAGAAGAACGGCGAGCAGAACCACTTGGCGCCCTGACGCGAGTGCTGCGGCACGGCCGCCATCATCGCGAGCAGGTTGGCCTTGGTCACCTCGTCGGGGGTGTCACCGGCAGCGGTCACGAGCGACGCG